AGATAAAGCAAGAGAGGCTGAAAATGCCCACGATGAACTTGAATGCGACATATATGACAAGGTGCACTGCGCATGAATATGATTGGATCTCTTCGTTATAGTCCTTGTGGACGTAAACGTAAAACAACTTCGCTTAAACCTAAGCGTAGGTCTAAACCAACTTTCGTTGCTTATAAGCCTGTCAAAACTTTGGCTCAACAGCAAATAGAAGAATTCAATAAGAAGTATCCTTCGTATACCGGTACTGGAAAGTATGAACCCGCTGAAGATCAGTCTTGGAAGAAAGAAGTATCTAAGGGTTATACCCTAGCACCAGCTTATAACAAAGGAGCTTATCAGGTTGTACCTCGTAATGAAGTAGAACATATAGGTAAATAATGAATACATTATTTGGAATCTTACTAGTAATTGCAATGGGATTGTTTGCCTATATAGGTACTCATATCCAAGAAGAAAGAAGGCAGAAGAAGCATATTCCTCTACCTTGGGAGAAGGGCGGACTTTTCAATAAAGTTAATAAAAAGCTCTTTGATAAGTCTGATATTGTATATCGTGATGGTGACAATACATAAAGTTATAACCATATAACAAAAAGATATAAAAAAAGTGAAAATAAATGAAAATAATCCTTTACATTCACAGCGAAATGGTTTATAATATACATATTAAATAATTAAATAAGGAGTTAATTTAATGAATAGATTAGAAATGATCAAAATTGCAGCTGAAAAGGCTAATGCAAAACGTAAAGAAGAAGCAGATTTCCAAGCTTCTATCGTCAAACTAGATGCTCGTAAAGCAGAAAAGAAAGCTGAAATGAAGCTTCACAAAAAGCTTACAGCCTCTGTGAAAAAAGCAGGCCATCAAATGGCTGGATCTTTAGATTTTAACCGTGAAGAGAATATGTATTATTCTGAAAAGGATACTGCAAGGTTCCTTGAAAACTCTTCATACATGGATGCTTATCAAGCAAACAGATCAGCTGATGGTGATTACTAATGAGAGGATCTGAAAACTATGTAATGACTGCACATACTGGCTCGGCTGGTGATATGCTCGAACTTGAAAATATTCGTAAATCGGTTAAAATAATCAATAAAGAATTAAGAAGATTTAAATACGGATCTCGCGCAAAGAAAAGCGGGTATGGGGATCAAAGCTATTCTCAATTTCGTGTAAAATGCCAAGGAAGAGGTCCTAGGACTTCGGCAGCAATCAGTGATGGTAAACACCCTAGGGCGTATGACCAATCACTACCACTTTCAAAAGCAACAAGGATGGATGTATATGTCTACCAAATCTAAAAAAGTAGTAACCCCAACAACCTGGAATCGTGAAGAGCGACAAAAGGCTAAGATTCTCACTCAAGCAGAGCAAATTGCTGCCCAACAGAAGAGAATCATGGAGCTCATGTGAGACTCCTAATTCAATCTTACGGTGATGTACGTATCTTCCAAGATAGACCTTATGGCTATCGAAGATACCACGTCGAATGGAAAGATGGAAGACACCAAGTGTATTCCGGACTTTGGTACAGTAAAGCCAAAGTCCTAAAACTTGTGGAGGCACAATTATCATGAGCGAGTATGACGAAATAGTAGAACAACAAAGGCTTCTTTTAGAAGCTGAAGAATGGGCAAAAGGAATTAAATGTATCCATGCGCATTCATTAAGCTCAATGGCTTATGATGATCGCCCTAAAGATACTGATGGAAAATCAGTAATCGATAAAGAATTTAATAGTGGATTAATTGAAAGATATCAAAACAATAAACTAATCCATATTTTTGGAACCGCTCTTACTGGAAACGATTTAGTACGAGCTTATAGGAGATGCTCATGACAATGAGATTTGCAGATAAACTTCTATCCACTTACCAAGACTCTACATTAAAGGCAATGACCTTTATTACGTCAGATGGAGACTTTGGAGTTAGGTTCTATAAAGACCAAGTATGGCAAAAAGACGAAATTTATAAAGGTCATAGTGAACAGTACGCAGATGATGCAGCTGAGAACTATGTTTTAGGAGTAAAACATCTTTAACGATCATTGGCCCTCACTCCCCAAATTAACTCCTTATCTTACGCGGGGATTAAAGTGGGGGCCTCTTTTTTTTCAAATAAACCTTTACATTACAGTAAAAGTGTGTTATAATATATTATTAATAAGGAGTTAATATGGCTAAACAAAAAAGACTAAAAAACGCTGATGAAGCATTCATGGGACCAAGACCGTCTTATGGACCACACAATCCGATTCCGGAAAATGAAAAAGATAGAGAATCCGAATACCGAAGAGCTAGTCACTGGTTCTACTATTTTGAAAATAAAAAGAAAGCAGGCGACACAGTATTAAGTTATTGTAAGACTAATCTTAAATTTAGTAAGAAACAGATTACTAATATCAAAAAGCTGCCTGACTGGAAATACAGAGCTAGCAATTATCAAGCAATTGAAATGATGAATGCTGGGTGGGAAGGATATCCTCTTAATGAAGAACGTCTAGAAGCAATAAGTGATAGACTATTTGCGTGTGAAAATGCAGGCAGTTTAATCATTAAAGAAGAAGATAAAAAGCCTAAGCCTGTAGTTATACCTATTCAAGAAAGAACTCGCATTAAAGTAATGTCAACTATATATGGTGACTTTGATGAAATGGTTATTGATCAATGGATGGATGGTAACTTTGATAATATCAAATTCCCTACATATTCTTTATTACAGACACATAAAATTAAAGGTGCTGGAATAAACATGTTTAGAGAAAAGGTTCAATTCGAATATGATGTCATATCAGATGCTTACAATAAAACATGCGAACAGGCCGTAGAAGCTTATTCACATATCAAAAAAGGTAATCTAAGAAAGATGCTTAATGTTATGGATAAGATCTTTGAAGATATTGATAGGCTAAAAGCTAATAATAAAGTCACAAAGATACCTAGGGCTAAGAAGCCAAAAGCTTCTGATAAGCAAATTGAAAAGCTTAACTTTAAGGTAGATGATAACGATGCTAAATTAGTATCAATAAATCCAGTAATGATTCCAGGTAAAAACAAATTGTTTGTATACAATACAAAACAAAGAACGATAGCAGTTTATAGTAATGATTCTGCATCTGGATTCGAAGTAAAAGGTTCAACAGTACATAATTGGGATGAAAAAGTTTCAATGACTACTACATTGAGAAAGCCAGATGATGTGCTACCTCAGATATTAACTAAGACTGAAAAACAGATAGACAAATTACTATCTGAATTGACTACCAAAGTTAAGAAACCAACTGGTAGGATTAATAAGGACTGTATCTTATTAAGAGTTTTATAATAGGGGCTACTAGCTCGGGCAGGGACAGGACACGACCGATGACAAAAAGATCAATTTTTATAGCTTTAATGTCACAACAGCTGATCCATCCCGCCAGATTTTTTTTTAAATTAAAATGGAAGAATTAGATCATAAAATCATGACCAAGAAAAGGTTTACTAAAGCTGTAGAAGCATGTGTTTCAAAGAACAATATGTCTTATATAGATGCTATGACCTACATAATAGAACAAAGAGGTATGGACTATAGGCAAATTAAAAAGCTTATGTCTCCATCTCTTAAATCTAAATTAGAAGTAGAAGCAAGTAATCTTAATCTTATTCGTGGTGATAAAAAGAATACGCTACCTATATGATAGAATTAGCAAAACTAAACAATAATGAATTTGTCTACGGCACATATGAAGAAGTAGAACAATACGCTAATGAGAACAAAACTTGTGTTGATAGGTATCTTGATCATGTGAATCCATCTACTGTATATAATAAATTTAAGTGGGTAGGAAAAGGAATGTCAGATCCTTATGCGGTTTCAGTTCCTTATGACTATGAAAAATCTAAACCAGATGGTACATTTAATACTCGTGGAGTTAATCAAGACAAATGGTAGATCCCTTTGAGTCTTATAAATTATATAATGCTTTAAAGTTACATTTCGAAAGCGATTACGATGCTATCAAATACAACTTTAAAAGTAATGTATCACCTAATTCTTTTTTTAAGAGAAAAGATAAATACTTCTTTGCTAAATTGGCAAAGAATCAAAAGGATTTGTTAAACTATTATGTATTTAATTTTATTGAAGACGTAAAATATATTGCTGACATGGAAGATAAACACTACACTAAGCATAGAAAAATACACGATTCTTTAACAAGAACATTTCAAACTGATATAGATAATATATCGGATGAAAGATTTGATAATCTATTGACTGCTACGAATATTAATCAAGCACCAATGATAATCGAAAAATGGATGCACGAAGAAATAACTTTGGAAACATTAGTTATTATGAATGCATTAACCGACTTTGTATATTGGGAAGGAAGCAAAATAACCGAAACTATTTTTTGGCCTGATGTTTCTAGAAAGATTACAAAGTATACTCCCTTCGTAAAATTCGATAGGGAAAAATATATTAATATAGTTAAAAAGGCCTTTACAATTGCCTAAAACTGTGTTATAATATATAGTATATATTATGAGTAAAGTGGATAATTCAGTAAATACAATGCAATACGGAGAAATACAATGTCATTTGCAAACTTAAAGAGCACGCGAGGCTCGTCTATCGACCAACTCGTAAAAGCTGCAGAAGCAGTATCAACGAAAACAGAAACGAAATCATATGCGGATGATCGCTTCTGGAAACCTACTCAAGATAAAGCTGGTAATGGTTATGCCGTTATTAGGTTCCTTCCTGCGAAAGAAGGTGAGGATCTACCTTGGGTACGATATTGGGATCATGGGTTCAAAGGACCTTCTGGTTTATGGTATATCGAAAACAGTTTAACTTCCATCGGACAGCCGGATCCTGTCAGTGAATCTAATGGTTTACTATGGAACTCTGGTAGAGAGGAAGATAAACAAACCGCTAGGGATAGGAAAAGACGATTACATTATGTGTCTAACGTGATGGTGGTATCGGATTCTGCAAATCCTGAAGCTGAAGGTAAAGTATATCTTTACAAATTTGGTAAAAAAATCTTTGATAAGATTATGGACCAAATGCAGCCTCAATTTGCTGATGAAGAACCAGTAAACCCTTTCGATTTTTGGGAAGGTGCTGACTTTAAGATCAAGATTAGAAAGGTCGAAGGTTGGACAAACTATGATAAGTCTGAATTCTCTGCTCCTGCTGCCGTAGCTGGTGGTGAAGAAGCAGCTTTGGAAGGTATATACAATAAACTATACTCTCTCAATGAATTCACTAAACCTGAAAACTATAAAACTTATGCTGAATTAAAGGCTAAGTTAAATAGAGTACTAGGTGTGGATGCTGGAGCTACTATGGCTCCGGAGGATATGCAGTACGCCCCTGCTCCAAGTGAAACAGTAGCGGAAGCTGCTCCCACAGCAACTGCTGAAAGTAACGAAGAAGATACCTTATCTTACTTCGCGAAGCTTGCGCAGGATAACTAAAAGGAGACCCGGTAAAGTCGTAGGGAAATAAATAGAGTCGATTGGCGTCCTTCCGCTCGGACAAAGTAACGAAAACCTTTACATATAAGTTACAGAGTAAATTGCCACTAAACCTCAGCTGCAGCTGGGGTTTTTTTATGACTGGAATCTAAGTTCGTTAGCAGTGGCCAAAGGTTGACCACCCATAATATTGATTGTTTGAGCAGAAGAGCTATTGACTGAACTATCAACAACAGCCGATTGAGTTACACCAGCAGATTTATTTTTATTAGCCTCGTTTTCAACACTACCAGCATTTAATTCATCACCAGTATCTTTAACTGTATTGAATATACTGTTCTCTAAAGGTTCCATTTCACCAGTAGCTTTATTGATTCCAGCGTAATCGTATACAAATGATGGAATAGCCTTTGAAGCTATACCTGCAATAGAGAATAATTCGGCTTTTGGATCTGGTAATATAGAACGTAATAATGGCTTAAGTACATTTCCTATAGCATCTTTCATTGCAGTAAACCCACCCATTATTTTTTCACCATCAAAGGTAAATAAACCTACAACAAAATCAACCACACCACCAAAGAAATCTCTTATGGTGTCTATAATATTACCAATAAGACCACTGAAACTAAATCCTTTAAGAGATTCTTGAGCATTTTCAAACCCTAGTTTACCTGCAATCCAACCAACTAAATCCTTTAAGAGATCTAATGGCATCCCAACTAAACCTACAAGGATTCCCTTGATTGCACCAAAGATACCACCAATAAATTTGTCTGCTGTACCTTCTTCTTCAGAAGCACCAGTAATTGCGCCTTTAATACCATCAAATATACCCATAATGATTGTAACTGGTAAGAATAGTTTACCTAATACTTTACCTACTGGACCGAATTTAGCTGCAAAGAATTTAAAAAATTCACTAAACATTTTAAATGGTCGTATAACCATCATGGCCAATTTACCAGTATTTTTAGCTGCATCTGCAGTTTTAGTAAATGGACGTATAAATCCACTAATTGATTTTCCAATAGAGGCTAATGAACCTTGAGCTTTTTTCAAATCATCACCAAGATCAAACAATTTTGCAAACTTAGTACCAAAAGATCTTACAGCTCCACCAATATTTCCAAAGAAAGTACCAACTGCAGCTTTAATAGTTTTTAATCTACCAGGCATTCCACCTACAGCTAGTCTAAGATTACGAGCCATTCTTCCGAAGAAGTTTGCAACATCTTTGACTAAGCCAGCTTTATATGTTTTAAGACCTTTATTACCGAAATTAAAAGCCGTTTTAATGCCTTTAAAGAAATCATTAATTGGGTCAATCAATCTGACTTGGAATATACTTTTTAGTTTTCCAAACGATTTAGATATTTTATTATTAAATAGATCATCAAAAGATCTAAATAATTTACTGCCAAAAGTTTTGAATGCAGCACCTAATAGTTTTGTAGATTCAAATAGACCTACAGCAAATCCTCCAAGAATTCCAGCAAGAGCACCAGTCACAGCTGCGACAGTAGCTAGTACTGTACCAAAGAACCCCTTAGGAGATTCTAATAAGTCTTGATCTGTGTTATCTACTAATTCTTCTAGTAACTCATTAGTCTTATCATCACGTTGAGCATCTTCTTTTTTGCTCTCTAACTCTTTTAGTTTATTACCACTTAACTTATCAGCAACAGTATCTAATACAGCATTGCCAGCCAATCCAACTCTTTCAACTGAATCAGCTATATTCATCATATTTGCCACTAATCCAGTAGTAGCTTCAGTAGTTCTATTTTGCTCTTGGTTACCGTCTTTTAGCTTATCGACGACATCAGAAAGAGATGCACCTTCTTCTCTAGTTCTAGGTTTTGGAGCATCTACTCCTCTTTGAGAATTTGCGTCTTTTTTATCGTCTGCCATGGTTATACCTTATTTTCCGCTTCCGTTAATTTTATCTTTAGCTGTTCCAGCATATAGACCAAACCAAGCAGCTCCAGCACCAACTACGATACTGATTAACCCTGATTGTTCCATAGTAGGATCTGGTAACTCCATAAACCACATTGTGCAGTAGTATAATAGGAATATATACACACTTAAAAATGCTCTAGGGAAGATTCTCCATGAATCAACCATGTTAGATAAGAATATCCAACGTTGCCATGGGTTATCGGGTTCTTTATTAGCTTCCAGTTCTATAATCTTTGCTTTAAGATTTGAATTTTCAGTTACTAATTCCATGAATTTACTAAGGTCTATCTCAACCTCGTTACGGCTCATGTCACCGCTGAATTGTTCTTTATTGCTCATCGTTTCATTTTCCTTTGTTGCTCTTCAGCTTTTTTATTCTCTTCTTTAATATGTTCACTAAGAAGAGTAACGTATATCTCCCTCTCCCATGGTAACATACCATCTAATTCTGTTAAACTATACTTATGATGCTGCATCATAGCAAAGTTCGTCTTATAATGGTTTACTAGATTATCATGTGAGAGGCCTAGGTAAAAAAACTTTGAATACCTTTCAGTTCTACCTTATTCTCTTTTTCACACTTACTACATGTAAACTTTAAGTCATGTTTTAGCGATGGCATACTATCGAAAAACTTAGAAATATTCTGGAATTGATCTGTATTTAAATTTTCAATAAATTCCATCTTTTCTTTATCACTCGAATCTTCATATACGTTTTCTGTATCAAATATATTATCAATACATAGCACTAATAGTTCCATAATACCATCAATCTTTTCAAGATACTCTGGATCAAATTTTTGTATATCTTCAAACGATGGATATCTCAATGTGAGACCAATATCTTCAGATAACATAACAATTTTATCATCATTAGATATGTCTGGTGATTTAATATCGTCAAGGTCAACTTCAACTGGAGATTCGATTCCACACTCTTCGTCTTGACATTTAACGTTAACGCTAATTCTTTCACCTACTGATTTTGCTCGTAAGTGTAAGAAGAGTACTTCTAAATCAAATACCGCTAGGTTATTGA